ATACAAAGCCACCAATGTTAGTCCATTCTCCTAAAGTGTCACCTAATTTTTCTACAAGACCCACTCCTGAATTAACTGCATCAAACACACCACCTACTGCTTGTGTGCCTATGTCTGCTACAATACTTCTTTCTGTATTTGAAGAAGGTGTCACAGGTGTATTAGTTTCTTTTACTGTTGTTGTTTCAACACTGTATTTAGGTAAGTTTAAATATTGATTAATAGTTTCTTCAGATGTTCCGTCAGGAAATCTTACTTGTGTACCATTTGGTGCTGTTCTAATTATTGACATTAGTTCTTATTTTCTTTCCTTGTTTTTTTATCGTTATTTACAGTGTTGTCTTTAGTATCTAATGATTTGATAAAATCTTGATAAGTTATCGCATCAGGGTATTTCTTTTTAAATTCACGAAGTTGTTTTCTGTTTAAACCTTCAGGAATAAACATAACTACTTTACCTGTTGGAAAGTCTACATTGTCTAGTTCGTCAGGATTAAATTCTTCTATTGTATCTGTATTGGTATTAATATTATTATCGTTATTATTATTATTAAAATTAGGTTTAGGTAATGTTCTATCTGCATCATCAATATATTCTGCTTTTAAATAATCTAAATATTCTTTTAGTCTTGCGTTTGTATAAGCTTTAAAAGCATCTCTTCTTTCAGCTAAATTTTTAAAATTTTCTTGAGGATTACTTGCAAGCCAAATATTTATGTCTTCTTTAAATTCTGATATGTTTTGATTTCCGATAATATCCTTACCACCTAAACCAGCATATTGATTATTTATATCATCTATAAATGTTTGTAACTTTCCTATTGCATCAGTGTATTGACGGTTTCCTACGAAAGTATCTAGGTCTAAATTTTGATATACTTTAATTTTTTCGTTATATTCATACCAGCGATTTTGGTCTAAGTTTAATCTATTATTTTCTAAGTATTCTTTAGCTTCATCTAAATTACCACTATCAATTAAATCATTTAATGTATCTAAAACATTAGGCTCATTAAATTGACCAAATCCTTTTCTTCTTTTGTCATATATTTCTTCAGCAATTTGCTTTTGAGAAAAACTTAAATCAGACCATTTATCACTATCTTTTAACTCTTTTAATGTTTCATATTGGTCAGATAACTCTTCAACATATAATTTTTGTTTTGTTTTTTCATTTGATTTAATTGTATTGATATCTTGCTCTTCTTGCATTTGCCTTTTATATAAATTGTCTTCTAATTTATCGAAGTCATCTTTTAAAGAATTAACATTGGCTAATACATCAGTTCCTAATTGTATATTTTTAGGAAGTTCGGTTAATAATTTAGAAGCAAAATCAAAATCACCAGTAGCTTCTACATATTCTTGTAATGTTTCCATAAACAATTCTCTTGCTCTAATAGGATTCATGCCACTTTTTGTTGCGTCTTTAATAAAGTCTGTAATATTCTTACCGATATCTTCCATTTCTCCATTAGGGTCAAAATAGTCTTGTATTCCTATTTTATAATTTTTATCAAATTGCTGTCTGATTTTTTCTAACTGATTGTTCATGTGCATGTTCTGAGTATTATCTCTGAACTGTGATGTCTTAGAGAAAAAGTTTTTTTCTAAATCAATAGCATCATAAAGACCAATATTATTTTCTTTGATAAACTTTTTTAGTTCCTCTTCATAAATTAAATCAAAAGCATTAGGGTCTGTATTTTCAGCAAGGTTTTCTTTTGCATATCTTTGTGAAAATTGATTTTTAAATTCTTGTACTTTTGCACCGAGTTCTAATTCTTTTAATTTATCAACAAAATATGGATTAGCTTCTCTAGGTATTTCATTATTATTAACAGCAGAATTAAAAGCTTTTTTGTTTTCTACTTCCATATTAAAGAAGTCTACAGCTTCAGCTTCACTCTTTTCTTTTAGTTTCTTTTCACCAACTATATTCCCTGTTGTTAATGCACCTTTGACAAAGCTATCTAAAGAGTTAGTAAATTCTTTTAAACCAGCAATTTCAGGTTCAGCTTGAGGTGTATAAAATAAATTAAAATCTCTTGAAACTACTTGAGGTAACTCAGGTCTCAAATCTAACTGAGGAGTATTGAATTGTTTTTTAGCCATTTATAAATTCCAAATCTGCTATTGTGTATATCGCCATTAATTTTCGTTCTTTAAATCCATTAATTCTTTTTGATATTTTCTTTCGTAGTAACTGTTGGCTACGTTCATAGCACCAGTTGCAAAGTTTAAAATTGGGTTTGGTGGTGATAAATAAGTTGACTGACTTTCTTGACCAAACTGAATTGCATCTAAATTTCTTTGGAATTGAGATACATTGATTTTTAAATTTTTTTCTAAAGAAGCAGTGTAGTTACCTTGTACTCGGTAGTAGTCTTGTAATAATCTATTTGTAGAACCTGATAGTGCTATACCTCTAGCACCTGCTTGTGTTACAAATTCAGCTTCTTTCTTTCTAGCTTGTAAAATACCTTCTAAATCTTTTTGTGCTGTTTCTTGTTGAATTTGTCTTATTCGTAAACTTTCACTGGCATATCTTTTAATAGCATTTTGTCTTGCTAATTCATTCTGTTGTTTTTGTCTTGCATACTCCGCTTGCTGTGCCTTCTGCTGTTGCATAAAGCCTAAAGCTGAAGTTGCTATACTTAATCCAGTAAGAACACTAGATGATGATAAACCAGCTAATAAACCGCCAGTTGCACCAGCACCACCTAATGCTGATAAAGCTAAAGTTATACACATACTCTTACAAACTCATAAAATTCTTTATTGAGAACTCCTAATTTTCTTTTTGATATAAATGTAAATCCACACCAGTCTAACCACTTAATATGAAGTGTGTTTCGACAATCCACTACATTCCAAAGTAATGGGTGTTTGTTATTATAAAATTCAACTACATCTCTTGATTGTTTTAAGAAAGGTATTTGAACATCAATAATATTGTCAGTTGCTAACAACCATACTGCACCTTTTTCTGTAACTCCAAAGATTGCAACAGGTTCTTCTTTTGGATTAAAGATAGTAAAACATGTCTCTGACATATTGAATGACATCAACAATGCTTGGATAGGTGTTAATCCAACTAAAGCTAATATTTCTTGTTTATCCTCATAACGTAGACGAGGTGCAAGATAATATAAATCGTCTTTTGTACTTGTTTTATAATAGCTAAATTCGTTGTGCTGGACTGACATAATATCCTTCCCAGTTTGCGTTAATGAAATTACTGGGTAGGTGACTATCGTTAAGTAACTTAATAGTTAGCTTGTCGTTCTCTGATTGAACTGCGAAAGTATAATCACCGTCTTCTAAGTTTACTGTACCTAGTAAACCTGTACCTGTAATTGTTCCTGTAAATGTTGTTGTAGAAATATCTCTTCCAACAGGAGTTACTTCAGTTTTAAAAAAGCCTGTATCATTATAGGAAACAGACCAATTTCTTATTTGTAGTCTTCCTTCTTTTACAGAAATTCTTGAACCTTGACTGTCAGCAACCTGCATGAATTGCTGTGAAAAAGTAAAATTAAATTGATATTGTTCGCCTATAAAATAATTAAAAGAAGTAATATCACCGCTTACAACAATATCTGTACCTGATTGGGATACTATAGAAATTTCTCTTCCAGCTTTGTTTGATGCACCACTACGACCTACTAACTTCATAGTATTAGTTATGGTGTATGGAAGTGTTATAGTAGTTTGGTTAGTGCCTGCATTATAACTTTCTGTTACTTCAGTATCATTTAACTTTCTATCTAAGTGAGTTAAATAAGTTGCATTAGCATCAACAACCGCAGGTGATATATCTAAACTTTCTAAATATACACCGTCACTTCTTTCATTAACTATGAATAAAGTGTTCTCAATAAAATCAATATTTAAAATTGAATCAGTTGAACTTGTACCATAAGTCCATTTATGCCATGCAGACTGAAGCCGTCTATTGTCACTAACATAACTTTGAAAGACATAAATTGCATTAGGTTCATCATCAGATAAGACTAAAAGAATATTTTCATTAGTAGCAGTAGTAAGCTTAGTGACGTTAGCAGGAATATACTTTGGCACATTAGCCGTAATGTCATCAGCTTTTTTTGTATCTGTATCAGAACTGATGTAAAATTCTCTAATTCCTGTAAAGCTTCCTTTCTTAAAAGCAAAGAATACATTAGAGCCAGCACCCACAGGCTTAACACCTTTAGATGCCTCAAATTCAGTTGTAACATCTATTGAAACATTTGATGCAGTTAGTGTTGCACCGCCACTGACGATAAATTGTGTTTGGTCAGAGAATACTAATAGCTGTTCGTCAAAGGGTATAGCATGTCTTAGTATAGAAACTTTTGTGTGAGTAGAGGCAATATCAATTGGGTCACTGTCTAGTATTTGAGTAACCGTTTCAGGAAAGTAAGAGAAGAACTCCCCTGCTCTTGACATCACTATATTCTCATCAGTTAAAAAACCTAATCGGTTTCTATGAAAAAAGATGTCGTTTATTTTTCGACCTACAAAACTTGGGTCAGGTGAACTGTCTAAATCACCAGCTACACGATTACCATAACTAGGAACATCATAATCAACACTACTGATAGTATATTGAGTACCGTCAACTTGAGTAAATCGGAAGTTACCGTCTGCTGTTCTAATAAGAACATGTGGCATGGTTTCTTCATCAATCTCGATTGCTGTGTCAGGTGCAACGGTTTCTTTCCATATTTTATTATCTGCTTCATATTTAACATAATAATTATCAAAAGCATTTTCTGCATCACCAGCAACAGAAACAATCATGTCATTAATTGCAGGTAAAGGTAAATCAGAAAAGCTTTGTACTTCTTCTTTAACTATTTGAGATGCTTGGTCTCCATATCCGTCAGATGCCGATACAGTTAAAGTACCACTTGATTTAACAACAGAAAAAGAACTATCACCTAAATTAGTTAACGTAATTCCAGTTGGACTTCCGATTGCTGTAACTAAAGCATCACGAATACCTTTTGTTGATATAGCACCTGAAGATGCAGTAGTATGTGTATAAGTTGTACCGTCTATAGTTACAGAATATTCAATGCCATTTACACCTTGCAAACAAGTATAGACTGCTTGTTCAATTTTAGCAGGTGATGTAGCAGAACCCATAGCTACTTGAATGTTTTTATTTAAAACAAATGTATAGTCTGCAACAGTGACACAGACAAAATCACTTCTTGGATTAGAAGAAGTTAAATAGTTGATAGCATTAGTTTGATTGACTACTGTTTTTTCTGTACCGTCAGTATCAAAAACTCTAAGAGAACCATTCTCAATAACAACAATATATCTTTCTGTTGTATCTCGATTAATGGTGTGTAAGAAAGCATTAGTAAATCCAGTATTACTAATTTTTGCTATGTGATTAGTAGGTGGTCTTTTCTTTAAACCTTCTACTACTGAACTGAAACCATTTATTTGTTCACTAGCTTGAGAACTTAATCTTAGTATTTCAGGTTGTTGTGACACACCTTGAACTAAGTTAGGAATAGTTCTCGATACTAATGGCATTAATAAACCCTATTATTTCTTGTAATAGTGTAAGCCTGCTCAGGTGTATCAAAGATTGAATAATCACCTGTAGATGCTTCTGCTTGTTTTAATATAATTAATGCTCGTGCTTCGTCTTCTGTAGAAAACTTATGTAGTGTATTAGCACCTAATGTTCTATCGTGGAAAACTCTAGCACTTCTAATTGTTATATATCTTTTTGCCTGCTCAGGAATTTCATCAAAAGGCAGTAAATAAACCGCAATGACATCTTCAAAATTAGTGTCAAAGGTATTTTGATTTTTAGCTAAGTTATAAAGGTAGTTATTACGTTGAACAATATCGTATTGCAATTTGGAATAACGATTAGGGTCAAGTTCTACTCTTAAGATATTTGTAGCTAAAGGAATTTTGTTATCAGTATCTCTACTTAATGTAACTTTATAATGAGTATTAAAATGCCAACCTGCACTTTGTACTTCTCTTGCTATTTCAGATAATATGTTTAGGGCTACTGTACCGTCAACAGGTAAAGAACCTGTCAAACTGTTTAGTGGTGCTTCACCAATAGTTGAAAGGATTGTGTTTACTGCTTCTAATTCAGTAGTTCTTGTTGTGACTGTCATATTCTTTACATCTTAAATAGTAATCGTTTACTTTTTGTTCGATTAAAATGTTGTTAATTTTCTGTCCGTTATAAATACATTCTTCAGCAGTTGTGTATTGTTGAACTATTGAAGTACACATTGGTTGCGGATTGTGGTTATCAGGTGGAAAACAAATTACACCGATTAAAAATATAAGTTTCATAGCATGGGGGGAACTTAATCCCCCCTTGTTTTATTTATTATGCAGTTTTGATAGATACTGCTGATTCAGGTCTTAAGATGTTTGAACCTACTGCCATACGAGCAGTCATTAATGTTCCCAATCTTCTTGGGTCATAGGTTGTCTCAAGAACTAAGTCTTTAAGTTTTACAGTACCAATAGCTGAACCATGAAATAAACATGCAACATGGTTTTGACCGTCTACGTTGTATGTATTATTTGTTCCACTTACAGCAGAAGAGTTGTCTGCAAAAGCATCAACAGCAGTGTTGCTCTTTACAACGGGAACTCCACCAATAGCTACTACTGAACCTTTACCAAAATCACCATTGTTAGATGAGAAGTCACGAGAGACTAGCTTATCTACGTTTGTTAATTTGTAGTAAATGTCAGGACTAACTACGATATATCTTCCAGCAGAAGGAACATCATTCTCATCAAGTTTTTGAATACCTTCAAAAATAGATGCGATTAAGCTATCCATGTTTGTATTTGCATCAGCATCAGTAATTTCATAACCGCCTGCTAAGTCAGTGGTAATGTTTGTTGATGCTTGAGAAGCCAAGATAGCTAACTGTAATAAGTTCTTGTCTACAGTCTTTGCTAAAGCTTGACCCATTTCTCTTGAGTAGATTGAACGAACATCATAGTGATTTTTTAATTCATCAATCTCAGCTACGAAAGCTGAAGCCACTAACATATCATCAATGTTAATGATTTTCTCATTGTGTTTAACAGCAGAACCGACAATTTCGTTTCCTACTGTGTGATATGACGCAGATATTTTTCCAGTAACAGGGAATTGAGCAGACTTACCGCTAGAAATAGTTCTAACTGTAGTCATACCTAACATTTGGTTTTCTCTTTGAAATGAAGCTAAAACCTCTCCGCTGAATACTTTAAGAAAAAGAGCATTTGCGTCTCCTGTAGCTAAGGCTTGACCTAGTCTACTTGGGGTTGCGTTTGCCATAATTATACTCCTTTATAAGTATTGTTTGTTTTATTAAGTATTCCCTATCTACTTTCTTAATTGGTTTGTTGTCTGTCGTAACAGGCAAACTGTTAGGGGTTTTCGATAAGCACCTCTCTTGTGAGAGATGATGCTATGAATATTTACTTTCCTATCTTTAAACTATCTTTAGATTGTTGAATTATTGCTGAATTTTTATTAGTCATAGTTATTCCTTTTTAAATTTATCTGCTACTTTTTCTGCACTCCTGCCCATAATATATCCACCTGTTCCAACAAGAACTATATTGAGTAAAGAGTTTTGAACACTCTCAGGAATATTTGGTGCAGTAAATCCAAACCAATGAGCCACAATTAAACCGCTAAATACTAACATTAAGATAGGTCTCCAGTTTCTTTGTAACCAAGAACCTTTTGCTTCTGCTGTAATAATGGAAGCTTGTGCTTCTAATTCTTTTAATTGACCTGATAGTAATTGTTGCTGAATAGTTTGTTTCATCTTTTCAGCTTCATTTTTATTTTCAATAGTTTTATCTATTGTATTAAATAAAGTTTTTACCATAGGTGCAACTGCACCAAGAAGATTAAGCATTATAATATACTAGACCTTGCTATTTTATCGGATACTGATTTTCTAAATGCAGGGTCTCTTTCATATCGTGGGTCATTCATAGCTTCAGTAACTTGTGCAACAGAATTAAATACTTCATTATTTATTGCTGATACCTCACCTTGAAATAATTGATTATTTGTATCCGAAGACATGCCTGCTTTTGCCATTAAACCTTGTAATGCAAATTGCATCTGTGCTTCTGAACCATTATCTAGTGTATCGTTAAATGCTTTCTTCTCAACATCAGATAAATTAGTAGAAGCCCAATCAATTAAACTTTTATAATTTTCTTCACCACCAACAGTATTATGCATTTTACTTACTTGTTGGTCAGCTAAAGCTTTTTGACCTTCAATATATCCGTCTACTAATTCTTTTGGTAAACCTGTTTTCTCTAATTCAGCATAACTTTTTTCACTTAGTTGACCTTTTTCTACCCACTCATCATAGAATTTATCTAAAGTAATACCTGTTGTTTCTTCAACTGCTTTTTGTTCTTCCGCTGGTTGTTCCTCTGTTTGTGGTTCTTGCGGTGAAGACATTTTCTTTTCTAGTTCAGCATAAGCTTTTGCCATGTCTTCGGCAGTCTTGAATTTTTCAGGTAGCCATTCAGGTCTATCTTCAGATGATTGAATATCTGTATTTGGTTCTGATATAGAAGTTGTATTTTCAGTTGCGGAAACTGTTCCGTTCTCTGTTAATATTAAACCTTCTTTTTGTAAATTTTCTGCTGACTGTTCTAATGAGATAGAATTATCATCAGGATTAATTTCCACTCTTTGTGTACTCATAAGTGATTACTCCTTATTAACTATATTTGCACCGTTGTCATTTATTTCTACGGCTTGATTATTGTCGTTAAGTAATTCACCTGCTTTAGTAATAACTCTTGGGTCTAAGAATTGTTGACCTGCTTGAAGTGCCTGTTGTTGTTGCATCTCTTGTTGAACTTGCTCAGGTGATTTAATTAAACCTTGTGTGTCTATTCCATTTGCAATAGCAAACTTCTTAATAGCATCATTAAGGTTGACATATTTTGCTAGTGTTTCAGCACCTAGTGTTGTTGCTAAGTCTGACATAAATTGTAATAATTTAATTCTATCACTAGCCCTACCTAATGCTTCCATTCCTACAATAATTTTTGTCTTAACTATTTTTTCAGGAAGTTCAGGTAAAAGTTTCTGTTTCCTTAATATAGCAATCTTTGCTTTTAAATAAGGTAACTGAAATTCTGTTGTTAAAATTCCATACACACCACCTAATGCATCTTGTAGTTCGTTGGCTACTAACTGCACTTCGGTTGCTGTTACTCTTTCAGCTTGTCGTTGTACGGAAGCATTTAATAAAAATGCAAACTGTAATCTTTGTTCTATTCTTTGAGAAGCTTCTAAAGCTACTCTAAAGTCTCCAAACTTATTGGCTTGTAAAACAGAAACATCATTTGCAGAACCCTCAATGATTGCACCATTCGGTGCTTTTGCAATTGATGAGGCTCTTGTTGTACCATTCGGTGCAACTAAAAATAACATTTTAGATGAAGCAGAAGAACCTTCTAAGATACTTCTTGTTAAACCTTCTAAGGATTTTAAGTCACCTAAATAACTTTCTACATGTCCTCGACCATAATCCATTCCGTCAACACGATTAAATCGTAGAGGAATGAAAGGCATATTTTCAAAAGTATAGGTCTGTGTTAAAACTTGTTTCTTACTAATTTCTTGTACTAATTTATAACCATTCTTCTGTCGAAAGATGTGAGTATATAAATGTAAAAATTGTTTATTCTCTGTGTCTTCAGGAATTTCTAATTGTAATTTGGGTGGAAGTGATGCTCTTGAAATATGCTCTTTAATAATAATGGTAAGTAGTTTTCCTTCAGGGTCTCTTTTAACTACATAATTTTCTAATCGAATAACTCGTAAACCTTCGTCACCTAATTTTAATAAGACGTTACCTGCAAGAATTAATTGTTTTAAAGCTTCATAAACAGACACTCTATCATTATGGGTTTCAATTATATCCATAATTGATTTTTCAATCTTAGCTAAACCTTCTTCGATTGTAGCTTTCTGTTCAGGATTACCTTCTAGCTGTTTGTAAATAAGGTCATCAATATCTAATCTGAAGAAGGGTGCTTGGGGTGGAAATAAAGCTAGCATTAATTTAGATGCTAAGTTTGTAACACCTCTTGAGCCTACACTTTGATAAGGTGTCGGATAAGTTGTTGCTTCATTTGCACCTTTAGGCGGGAATAAATGAGGGATAGTTAAT